CTTTCCTACTGCCTTCTTCGATTGTAACGATGTAAGGCAATTTTATTCCCGTTGGCTCTCCGTCAGAACCAAGGTCTTCGAATCCTTCCAAATCTAAATTAACGTGGCATTCTAGAATTGTATATAAAGGATCTACTCTTTGGGATTTTGTGACACCTTCAACTTCTCTTTCTTTTTCTTCGAGTTCGTTGGTTACAGTGCCTGTTGGTTTTGTCAATTCGATGTCAGAATAGAATCCAGATACCATCTGTTTTCTTAAATCGTTTTCTGACATCTTGACAACATGGATGACTGCTTCCGCATCGTCTAATGAGGTAGCCGTATACGGAACAACAAGATCATCAGCCGGAACAAACTTTGATACAGCTCGTCCCAGTAAATCGTCGTAATAAACTTTTTTAAATGTAGAACCTGCAAGTGGTAAATAAAACAACATTTGATCAAAGTCAGCTTCGTATTCTTGCATTTGATCCATGATTTGATAGTTCATAAAATTTTTAACTCTTTGTGCTTGCATCTCTTTTTGTGGATCAGATTTACCCATAACCATAGTTCTAACAGGTCCGTCTGCTGGTAATAATTCTTTGTAAGCTAAAGCTTGAAACTGTGTAACTGCTTCTGCAAGAACTGGGTGTGTTGCACCAGATGCTCCTTGAAACGGTTCAGTTCTGTTTGTATATTTGAATCCTAATAAATCTAAACCAGTAATGTATGCTCGTTCCCATTCTTTACGAGACATTTTATATTCCATGTAATCATTTTGTAATTGATTACCGATCATGTCTGTATCATCTTCTGGAAGTAATTCGTTTAAATTTGCAAAGTGATCGCCTTCTTGTGGCATAGGCATAGCCATTGGGTCAAAATCAACTGTTGCCCCTTCTGCGTCTTCTGTAACTTCTACTGGTCCTTTGGGTGTCTCTTCAATTTCCGTAACATCAACTTCTTCTTGTGCAACTTCGTCTTCTAATCGTTTAATGTTCGGGAGAGACTTATCTATTTCTGCCATATTTGTTCTCCTAGACTTTCTTAACTTGTTTTGGTGGTAATTTCAACCCCTGTGATAAAGGGCCTTTTTTAGGTGGAACTGACCACCATTTAAAACCAGGATTAGCTTGAAGTTTTTGTGCTAAACTGGGTTTCTTGTTTGTTGGTTTATTTTTTTTTGACATTTAAACTAGCTATGCCTCCTTCCATAAATTCTCTATCGTCTTGTGTACCATAAAATCCAGGTAATTCCGATGCAAGTTTTATTCTTTGAGCGTTGTTATAGTCTTTTGTAAGTTCGTCTAATATATTTGTATCTTTATATTTTAACTCACTTAAACTTTGTCTTGGTTTTAGATAATTTCCACCTTCAGGACTACTAAAAAAATTTTCATAACTTTGACGCACTGAACTTGGTAAAGCTTGGTCTTTGTAGTCAACTGCATCTAAATAAGTCACAGGTCTAAGGTCTTTTGGTGTTTCAACAGGTGACATATAATCATCAAAAGCTACTGTTTGGTTTCTATCTTTTAAATTACCAAAACCAAATATTGGACTAAAACCTTTTTTAGCCATTTCAGTTGCAGATTTTTCTGTCAGTAATTTTTGTAATTCCATTTCTTTTGCAGAGCCTGGCATAATTACTGAACTATCTTTTATACTACTTAATTTTTCTGTTAGACCTTTTACATCTTTTGCTTCTTGTTCTTGAGTGTAAACAGAAGTACCATCAATAAATCCATAACCCGATCCATCAATAACTCTCGTGCCTTGATTACTTTCAATTCTTTCCATTTCTTTTTTAGCTTCTTCAAACTTAACTGCGTCTTTTGCATACTGTAACATGTTAGATGGTAGTTTGTTGTTTTTAATTAAATTAGATATTTCTGCATGTTTTAAAGAGTATGGTGTAAAAGATTTTGTTAACCAGTTAGATGCAAGAGATTCATTTAGTGGTTGACCCATTCTAAAAACATCATCAGTAATTACACCGGCTTCAAAAGCTGCCATAAAACCTAGAGCTGCAGGACCAAAATAATTTCTAAGTTTTAATAATTCCATTGGGTTTAAAATACCTTTAAGTAAATTACCACCACTTCTAAAAAGTCTTTTAGTTGTTTCGGTATAGTTTCCTGATTTAATATCATTTAAAAATCTTGCAATACCTTTGTCTGCACATTTAGTTACTTTGCCAAATGGTGATCCCGTAGCAAATAAAATTCTACCACCTGCTGCTAAGTTACAACCGTATTTTTCAAAATTTTGTAAAGCTTTTGATAAATCTTTTTGATTTATTTTTTTATTTATTGAAGTTGTTTTTGAAAAATCTAATATTTTTTCTTTTTCTTCAACCATTTTAAATGGAGATTGTAATATTTTATTTGGATTTTTAGGGTTTCCTCTTGCATCAACGTTTTTAGCTGTTTCTACATCAAACCCTTCTTTAATTACCCACCTGTTTGTATTTTGATCAAATCCCCAACCTGCTGCTTGAAATTTATTAAATACTTTTTTAGCTAAATTATATTCATCATTT